CGAGCCGTACATGCGCCACGCCGGGCGGAACTCATCGTCGTCTGCCGGACGGCTTAAAATATCTTGGAGGAAGGTGACCTGAGATGGTTGATACGACTGCACGAGGCTTCCGGTACCCGGTGGCCGGTGACCACACTCGCCTGTGGGAGCACTACCAGGCGCTCGCCGACGACGTGAACGATGAGTTCGACGAGGATCTGACTCTCGGCGGGGATCTCGTAGTTCCGGGCACGTTGCGGGTCAGTGATGCGGCGATGCAGGTTCAAACAGATTCCGGCGACGTCGACTTCAACGCCGGTGCCAGTGCGACGTTCGTAGACGAAGGTGCTTCTGACAGGGCCGACATCGTGTTCGTCGCGCCACCGTCGGGGATGGTGCTGATTCTGGCTCACTTCGTCTTGGGCTTAGCAATTTCCGCTAGCGCGATCCGCACCGTCAACGGCTCGTTCGAGGTACGAGAGGGAGCGGTCGTGGGCTCTGGCACAGTGGTGCTGTCGCCCTCGGACAACATCTCGGTCCAGGCCAGGGCCGCCGTCTCGGGGGACACGGTCGGCGTAGGTGCCACCACCCATCAACTTCTCACCGGCTTGACACCCGGCGCTTCGTACAACGTCCGCACGATGGTTCGTGTCAGTGCTACGGCGAGTGTCTCAGCTACCGACTATTACCGCTCCCTGACCGTCATGCCAATGCTGTAGACGCGAAACGACCCCCGCTCTCCCCGGTGAGCGAGGGTCGTCGTCTTGACGGACTTACTCTTCGACGTCTTCCCAGACCGTCAGCATGTCGTTGTAGTCAGCAACTCGGTCCGACGCTGCGAAGCAGTCAGAGGCATCCGTGAGTGGCCGCTCAGCGCTGTCCACCATCTGATCGAGGACTCGTTCGTAAGAACCCTGTGCATCAGTGTCAGTGGGGAAGCCTCCGCCGATCCCCATACCCTCGGCCAGGTACTCAAGCAGTACGTCGACCATGGAGCTGTGGTACTCGCCCAGCGTGTTGTTGAGTCCGAGGATCGCGTCGAGGCAAGCGTCGGGCACGACCTCGATTTCCTCGATGACCTCTACCTCTTCGGTGACCGTCTCGGTGACCGTCTTGGTCTCGACAACGATCTCGGGCTCGGGCGTCGGAACGGCGAACCATCCGATCGCCACTCCAATGACCAGAGCGGCTGTCGTGACAGCGATCCATGGCCACCGTGGACGGCGGGGGGCCTTCTCGGCCAGATAGTTCTCGGTCATCGCACGCTCAACTCCTCGATGGTCTTCTCGACGGCCTCGCGGGCTCCGGCGATCGCCTGCTCGACGTCGAGCCGGCGGGTCTCTTTCAGGACCTGGACGGCGTCGGCGAGTCGGGTTCGATGGGGCACGTCGAGGTTCGGTAGTGCCTCTCGCGAGGCTTGGATAAGCCGGTCGGTGGCTTCGGTGATGTTCATAGTGGTCTCCTCTCCCACTAGATCGCGAGACCAAGCGACTAGCTGGTCACGCCTATCACTGCTAATGTACACCCATGGGACCCGTTGTCAAACGTGCCGTGATCTACACCCGGCAGTCGCAGGACCGGGATGGAGACTTTCTGGCCGTCGAGCGTCAGCGAGCTGAGTGCCGTAAGTACGCGACCGAGCGAGGCTGGCGAATCGTGCGCATCATCGCGGACAACGACGTCTCGGCGTCTCGAGGCCACCGGCCGGGCTACGCCGAGGTGCTGAAGCTGATCGAGGCCCGCCAGTGCGATGTCGTGGTGTGCTGGCATATGGACCGGCTCACCCGTCGGCTGACCGAACTCGAGCACCTCATCGAGATGTGTGAGCACACCGGGGTGCGGGTGGCGACGGTATCGGGCGACATCGACCTGTCAACGGATAGCGGTCGGTTGGTGGGACGTATCCTCGCCAGCGTGGCGCGCGGAGAGGTAGAGCGGAAGGCAGCCCGGCAGAGGCTCGCGCACGCCCAGGCCGCTGCAAACGGAAAGGTGCCGATGAGGCGAGCCTTCGGGTATCAGACGGACGGGACACTGCATCCGATCGAGGCGCCGGCCGTCGCCGAAGCGTTCGACAAGCTGCTCGCCGGCGGGTCCATCAAGGGCATCACCACCTGGCTGAACCGAGCCGGCCACACGACCACCAGAGGCCACGCGTGGGATCGCACCTCGGTGCGCAAGATGCTGATGAACGTCAGGTACGCCGGGATCCGGACGCTACGCGGTGTCGAGATCGGGCCCGGTGAATGGGAGCCGATCGTGGCAGAGGAGATCGTCCGAGCGACGATCGACATGCTGGGCGACCCGGGCAGACGGCTGAACGTCTCGAGGGCCCGCAAGTGGATCGGGGCTCGGCTGTACCGCTGCGGCAAGTGTGACAACGGCGTCATGGTTGTCACCTATGACCACGGCAAGCATCGGCAGTACCGCTGTGAGAACTGCTTCGCGGTGCGGCGAGCGGATCGGATCGACGATCTGGTCTGTCGGGTCGTGGTCGCCAAGCTCCGCAGTGAGGACATCGGTGAGCTGATGGCCAGCACGAGCCCGGACGTGCGGCCACTACGCACCGAGGCTCGAGCGCTGCGGCGACGGATCAGCGGCCTCGCTGACGACGTGAGCATGCCGGAGAGCGTGCTGCGACGGCGAGTGAGCGCGCTGCAGGCTCGCCTCGAGGAGGTTACCGCGGAGCTGGCCGAGGCCGGTCGAGCCAGCGCGCTGGCGAAGGTGCTGAACGCACCTGATCCCGGCCAGGTTTGGATCGAGATGGACGACATCGTCGCTCGACAGGCGGTGATCAGGGAGTGCTTCACCATCACGCTCAAGCCCGGTATCGCCGGCCGGCGGCCGTTCGACCCGCAGAGTGTGCGGTTCGGCCCACCGGAGGCGTAACCTTAGAGTCAGGCCGTTCGGTTTTGAAGTACTGGGGCACCCAGGGATCTTCTGTGTCGGACCGGAACGCCTGACGCTGGTGCCGCTCGGGTCTCCTTCAGCTTTCCCGAGCGGCACCTCTTCACATCGAGGTGCGTCTAGACGCACTTCCCTTTACACGTTGACGAATGTCCGATAGTAGCGGACTTAGTCAGGTTGGAGTTGACTTGTCCGCTCGACCTGACTAACGTTTCCATTGACGCAACTGAAAACCTGCCGGACGTACCGGCCCTCAAAGAGAGGGGCCGGGTACGTGCCCACCGTAAGACAGGCCGCGGTCGCCATCGCGGGACACACGAAGTTCCATCCCGACGACAAAGAGGGCGAGCGGAGACTTCGAGAACAGCTCGCCGAAGTCAAGATCACGACCTACATCGAGAAGGTCATCGCCAACTCTCCACCGCTGAGTGATGAGGCCAAGGCACGCATCGCTTCGCTGCTGAACGGCGGTGCCAGGGATGACTGACACGAAAGCCACCCCGAAGGGTGGCAATCGCGGACCGGCTGATTGGTCTGAAGCCATCGTAGCAGACCTCCGGATCCCTGACGGCGTCGAGACGATGAGTCTCGCCGAGGCTGCCGGGGCATACGTCGAGGCCGGGTGGTACATCGGGCCGATCGCCCGCAAGACCAGACACGCCGGATCCATCCTCGGCAAGGGCTGGCCCGCCAAGACGTCGAACGATCCCGCGGTGGCTCGCTCGAGCATCTGGGAGAACAAGCGGGTCGGCGGGCTGTTCCTGCACGTCGGTCGATCAGGTGCCATCGTGTTCGACGTCGACGAGCCACCCTGCATGCCAGAGGTACTGCGCGAGGCACTGTTCAACACCCTGCCGGCGTATCAGTCGACCAGGCCGAAGACGCCGCTACGAGGACACTGGGTCTTCTCGGTGGGCGAGCAGGGGTTCGGCAACGGGCTCGGATCGTTGCGGACGAAGTGCAAGTGGGGCGATGTGCGAGGACGCAACGGGATCATCGTCGTGGCGCCGACACCTCACCCCGGCGGATACGAGTACCGCTGGCGAATCCGCCGGGTTCCACCACTGCCTGATGAGCTGAGAGAGGCCCTGCAGCCACCGCCAGAACGTCGTCGAGAGCCGATCGACCCGTTCATGGTGCACGACAAGGGCACCGGCCTGCTGACGACCGTACGCACCGCTGTGCTCGGCGAGTGCAACGAGAAGCTGTTCTGGGCGGCGTGCAGGTTCGGCGAGATGGTGCTCGACGGTGTGATCGACGAGGACGTCGCGCGCAGCCTGTTAGCCGAGGCCGCCATCGATGCCGGGATGGACTTCGACCTGAAGTCCAACTCGCCGACCACCGACTACCTGGGGACGATCGAGAGCGGTCTTCGGACCGGAAGGACGTGGCCGGAATGACCGATGCGAAGGCCGCCAAGGCCGCGTCGAAGAAGGCGATGGCTGCCGCGGGCATCGAGGAGAAGTCCGTTGCCACTCGGCTTGTCGAAATGGCGCTGGTGAACTACGACTTGGGTATCTCGACGACCGACATTCCATTCGCCGTGCCGAAGAACGGGCCCAAGATCGTCCGAGCGCTGCGAGGCAAGCCATCGCTACGAGCGGAGCTTGGCAAGCGATACTTCACCAGGATGCGCAGGGTCGCACCTCAGCAGGCCCTGGCGGACGCGATGAACACGCTCGAGGGATTCTGCCAGGAGAACGATCCGGTCGAGCTGGCGCAACGGGTGGCCAAGACGAGGGCCGACGACGCAGATGTGCTGTGGCTGGACCTGGGCGATTCCACGGGCAAGGCGGTGCGAATCGATGCCGACGGCTGGAAGGTCACCGAGGACGTACCCGTACTGTTCCGCAGGACGGCGCTCACCTCACCGCTGCCAGAGCCGGTCCGGGGTGGGAAGATCGAGACGCTGTGGAAGTTCGTCCACGCTCGCGAAGAGGACCGCCCGCTGGTCCTCGCCGATCTGGTGGCGGCGTTCTACCCGGACATTCCGCACCCGGTCATGGCCATCACCGGCGAGCAGGGCACGGCGAAGACCACCGCCTCGTCGTGCCTGGTGGGATTGATCGATCCGGCTCCGGCGCTGACTCGCAAGGTGCCCAAGGACGCTGAAGAGTGGGTGACCGCGGCGTCGGCGTCCTGGCGGGTGGCGATCGACAATATCGGCCGAGCGGGGATTCCGGACTGGTTGAGCGACTCGCTGTGCCGGGCAGCCACTGGAACCGGAGATGTGCGTAGGGCGCTGTACACCGACGACGACGTGCATGTGGTCTCATTCCGGCGGTCTGTGATCATCAACGGAATCGCACTGGGCCGGATGTCCGAGGACCTCGCCGACCGGGCGCTGTCCATCGGACTGGAGGCGATCGACGGTGCGGAGCGCAAGGAGGACGCGAAACTCTGGGCGGCCTGGGCCAGGGCGCATCCGGCGCTGCTGGGGGCGCTGTGCGAACTGGTCTCGAAGGTGATGAAGAACATCACCGGCACGAAACTCGGTGAGTTCCGGCCACGTATGATCGACTTCGCTCGGATCCTGGCGACGGTGGACGGCATCAATAAGACCCAGGGTCTGGCCCGGTACGCCTCGATGCGAGAGCGGATCGACGTCGAGTTGGTCGGCTCGGATGTGTTCATCGAAGCACTGGCCGAAGAACTCGGTCCGACCAAGACGGTGAGGGTGTCGGCGGCGGCCATCCTCAAGCGGCTGAACGGGCACCACAACCCGTTCGAAGATGGCGGAAAGATCAAGCCAGGATGGCCTAGGACACCTCAAGGCGTCGGTACGAAACTGACGTATATGGCTCCTGCGCTCCGGCGTGCAGGGTGGCTCGTCGAGTCAGAATGGGATACTCACAAGAAAGCACAGATGTGGAGTTTGTCCGTTTCGAAACCAGGTCAGAAGGGGACAAGTTGATGAAGGCTTGCGGGGATGCGGGTATGTACGCCTACTTCTCTCTCTGTTGGGGTTTAGAGGTTCCAGAGAGGGTAGGGGGTAGTAAGAGAGAAGTAGGGATAGATACCCGCATCCCCGCAAGGAACGAACAAAATGTCCGATTCTAAAAGACAGGAGAACGATCATGAACACACCGAAGATCATGAGCATGGACGAGGCGGCGGACCTGCTCGGTTGGACGGTCACCGACGGCGAGCCACCTGCTCGTCATGAGGTCGATCGGCACTGCGTCTACGCGTACGCCGGCATCAACGATCCCAACATGGAGGAGTGGGACTGGTGCTACCTGGTCGAGCAGCACGACGTCGAGCGGGCCAGGCTGCGAGAGTGGCTGACCGGCGGATCCTACGACGACCATCAGCCGCTGGCGTGGGCGTTCCGATGAGCGACGAAGCGCGCAACGACATGGATCTGGTCGTGGGCCGGAGCCTGGAGGATCTGGACGCACTGCTGGCTCGCGCTCGAGGTGAGTCGTCTGTTCCAGATGGAACAGACGAGGGGTAGTCGGATGACCGAGATTCATCCTCAACTGCCCTCCGACCCCTCAGATGGAGACAAGTGGGTCTGTCCTAGCTGCGGCGTCTCCTACGAGTTCGTCGTATTGAATGACGGCCTGCCAGGTGAGTGGGTCGAAACAACCAGTCCGTCGACAGGGTCTGCGGAATCTGCCTCACGGGCGGCCCGCCAACGTACTGACGCGTACCCGAGCAACGCTTTCGACGAGCAAACCACGACTTCGATGTCGTAACCTACCCATATGGATGCGGATATGACGACAGACATCGTCCCGGTTGATCCTGAATCGGACGTTTTGACAAAAGCAGAACTGCGCCAGATTCGCCTTGCTGCGGCCTGCCAGCTCCGTTCTCGCGGCGCGTCCTGGCAGAAGATCGCCGACGAACTCGGATACTCCTCGATCAAGCGCGCTCACGAGGCCGTGACCAGGGAACTCCGCCGGCGATCTGAACTTGGCCCGCCGAGGGAGGCTCTGCGGCAGCAGGAACTGGAGAATCTGGACCAGATGCAGTGGCATATCTGGGACACGATCCTGATGCGGCGCCATCGCAACGCCGGCAACCGCCTGATCACCATCGTCAGCCCGGACGGCGAGGAGATCCAGGTCATCGACGACGCTCCGACCCTGCAGGCCATCGAGCAACTGCGGAAGATTTCCGAATCCAAGCGCAAGCTGCTGGGCCTGGACTCCGCGGAGAAGGTCGAGCACTCCGGAATCGTACATTTCCGCGTAATGGGCGTGGAGCCAGACGCTCTCCGCTAGAAACGGACATTCTGCCAGATCCTGTCGGTAAGAATAGCAGAATGCCCGAATCCGCCCGCAACTGCCTGATGCGGGTCGATGGCGGCCCATGCTTGGACAACGTTGCACAACCGGGCACACTCGGAGTACTATGCCGGCCATGGCGGGCAAGAAGACACCCAAGGAGCCCTACCGTGGTGTGCTGCCGCGGGGTACACCGTCGCGCAGCGTGCGGCCCAATAAGATCCTCGAGGCCACCGAGTACGACTTCTTGTTGACTCCGCTCGAGGTGGCGAAGATCTTCGCTGTCAACGTCAAGACCGTCGGACGTTGGGCTCGTGCGGGCCACCTTCCGTATCTGACCACACTCGGAGGACACCGCAGGTTCAGGCAGTCAGACATTGATCGCTTGCTGGTTCAGCGCGATCCCGAGCTGATCGATCATCGACCTCTGAGAGGACCAGCGTTGTGATCACGACTGATCATGAGATTTCGAACGTTCTCGCTTCGTCGAGGTTCAGCTTCGCCTTGACGTTGAAAAGGGTTATGAACTTTACGAGGAAGTTGATCTTTGTGTCGGGACCCATTGGCGTGCCGACGACACCACTTTCACGAAAAGCAAGATCAACTTCTGAAAATATTGCAACACATCCCAGAGGCCCTATTCGGACATTTCGTACATCTCGTCAGATCGAGGTGTAGCCATGCCGGTCAAGACGAAAAGCGGCGACAAGGTTCACGAGTACAGTGCTCGTGGCGCCTGCCTCGAGGTTTTCAACCGCCGTGACCCCGAGATTCTCGTCTCCGGCCCCGCCGGAACCGGCAAGAGCCGCGCGTGCCTCGAGAAGATGCACTACATGTCCGTCCTCAATCCGGGGATGCGATCGCTCATCGTCCGCAAGACCGCAACGTCCCTGACCAGCACCGGCCTTGAGACCTACCGCAAGTGGGTCGCCGCCGAGGCCATCGCCCTGGGATCGGTGGTGTGGCACGGAGGGTCCGGGGAACATCCCGGCCAGTACCGCTACGCCAACGGATCCACCATCACCGTCGGCGGCATGGACCGCGCGACCCGGATCATGTCCTCCGAATACGACCTGATCTACGTCCAGGAGGCCACCGAGCTGACCGAGAACGACTGGGAGGCCCTGACCACCCGGCTGCGTAGCAACGTGGTCTCGTTCCAGCAGCTCCTGGCCGACTGCAACCCGCAGATGCCGACCCACTGGCTCAAGAAGCGCGCCGACACCGGCTCGACCACCCTGCTCGAATCCTGGCACGAGGACAACCCGATCCTGTTCGCAGATCACCCCACCGAACCCGGCAAGTACGTCGTCACACCCGCCGGCGAGGCCTATCTCACCCGCCTTGACGCCCTGACCGGTCCCCGCTACCAGCGGCTTCGCTGGGGTCGATGGGTCGGTGCCGAGGGCCTGATCTACGACGAGTGGGACACCTCGGTCCACCTGGTCGACGCCTTCGAGATCCCGAGCGACTGGCGCCGGTGGTGGGGCGTGGACTTCGGGTTCACCAACCCGATGGTGGTCCAGTGCTGGGCCGAGGACGGCGACGGGAGGCTGTTCCTGTACCGGGAGTTCTACGCCACCCGCACCCTGGTCGACGACGCCGCCCAGCGGATGCTCGACATCGTCGCACCGGCCGGCGCCTGGCTCGAGCCCAAGCCCACCGCGATCATCTGCGACCACGACGCCGAAGGCCGCGAGACCTTCTCCCGGCGCATCGGGCAGTCCACCGTCGCGGCGAACAAGCAGGTTTCCAAGGGCATCCAGGCCGTTCAGACCAGGGTCAAGGACAAGCGCATCTTCATCTTCCGAGACGCGGTGATCTCGATCGACCCGGATCTGAAGGAACGCGCCAAGCCCACCTCCACCGCGGACGAGATCCTCGGCTACATCTGGGACATCAAGGACGGTAAGCAGCCCAAGGAGGAGCCGGTCAAGGAAGATGATCACGGCTGTGACGCGATGCGCTACGTGGTCGCCCAGCGCGACCTCGGCGGGCGGCCGAACATCCGCTGGCTGGGATGAGACTCATGCACGCACGGATATTCAGCGACGTGGCTCCTGGCGGTCGTTATTGGGTGTATGAGATCCGACTGGAAGATGGCTCGCTGCGGGCCTCGGGTGTTCGTTTTTCGTGGGATGCCGCAATGGGGGCGGCAGCGACGTGGTTGCGACCGCGGCGTATGGGCTAGGAGATCATCATGAACCTGACCGAGATCATCAAGGACCGCAGCTTCGTAGGCGGTCACCACATCAGGATCCGTGAGGAGGACTTCCGAGCCTTCATCGATCAGAACGACGTTCAGAAAACCTCTCCCGAGCCTGCCTGGTTCGTCCGGGACGCCCTGCTCGCGTTCACCGGGATCTCGGTGGTCTTCGACGATCGCCTGGCCCCGAACGCCTGGCATCTGTGCCCGAACGGCAAGCCGGACGCGATCGTCGCCTCCGGTGAGGTGAATCCGTGAAGTGGTACAACGCTTTGTCCGTCTTGGGCCTGGTCTCGTTCGTTGTGGCCGGGTTTCTGGTCAATGTGATCGTCGGGTGTGTCATACTCGGGCTGAGCCTTCTCCTGCTCGAAATGAGGCTGGACAATGCCCTCTCTGCTCGGTGACGTCGCCCAGGTCCTTTCTCGCGCGCCTGTTCCGTACGTCAGCCGAGCCCAGGAGGGCATCAGCCGCCTGCCGCTGTTCTTCGGGTCGAACAAGACCGCTCAGCTCGAGGCGATGACCGCCTCTGGCACCCTGTTCGCCATCGTCAACCGCCTGTCCGAGGCGATGTCCCAGATCGAGTGGCGGCTCTACCGCAAGCCGGTCGACGGCCGCCGGGTGTACGGACCCGAGAAGGCCAAGCGGACCGAGGTCACTCGGCACGCCGCGCTGAGCCTGTGGACCGAGCCGAACGACTTCTACGACAACACCGCGTTCATCGAGGCCTCCCAGCAGCACTACGAGCTGACCGGCGAGTGGTGGTGGGTGATGTACCGGGCGCCGGGGATCGCGTTCCCGACCGAGATGTGGCCGGTTCGCCCGGACCGGATGGAGCCGATCCCGTCCCGCGACCGCTTCATCGCCGGCTACGTCTACCACGGCCCGGACGGTGAGGACATCCCGCTGGACCTGGACGAGGTCATCTACGTCCGCAAGCCCAATCCGCTGGATCCCTACCGGGGATTGGGCGCGGTGCAGTCGATCCTGTCCGACATCGACGCCTCCAAGCTGTCCAGTGAGTGGGTGCGCGCGTTCTTCCACAACTCAGCCGAGCCCGGCGGCATCATCGAAGTGCCCGAGACCCTGTCCGACGACGAGTTCCGCACCCTGCGCTCCCGCTGGGACGAGCAGCACCGCGGCATCTCGCGGGCCCACCGGGTGGCGGTCCTGGAGAAGGGCAAGTGGGTCGAGCGCAAGTACACCAACAAGGACATGGAGCTGACCGAGCTGCGCAACGTCAACCGTGAGGTGATCCGGGAGGCGTACGGGTTCCCCAAGTCGATCCTGGGCATCTCTGAGGACGTGAACCGGGCTAACGCCGAGGCCGCCGAGGTCACCTTCGCTCGCTGGTTGGTCACCGCCCGGGCCCGTCGCTACCGCACCACGCTGAACACCAAGCTGCTGCCGATGTTCGGCTCGATGGGATCCGGCTACGAGTTCGACTTCGACGACCCGATCCCCGAGGACGCCGGCGCCGATGAGAAGAAGCGCAACTCCAAGTCGCTGTCCGCGAATCGCCTGGTGCTCGCCGGCTACCACCCCGATGACGTGACCGAGGCGGTCGAGCTTCCGAAGATGCGCTGGGTCGGGCTGCCCACTCAGGGTGGCGATTCGCCTCCGTCCGATTCACCGGGCGCGGCTGAGCGTATCGATGAGCCGCGAGGCGGCTCCGAGGGCACGGACGTCGAGGACGAGTAGATGATCACGATGACGACCACGTGCCTCGCTCGCCGCAATTCCTACTATTCCGATCGGAGTGGTAGTCTTT